ACTAAAGGAATACTATAAAACTCATTCCCCATCAAATAAAATTAACTTTACAAAAGAACAAATTGATAAAGTTATAAATTTAGTTAAATTCACAAATGTATTTAGTGTTTCTAAAGAATTAAAAATTTCAAGAACTACTATTAATAGAATTTTAAAAGAAAATGAAAATAACTAAAATAGGGCAAAAAGGTCTTGAACTTATTAAATCATTTGAAGGTTTAAAGTTAAAACCTTATCTATGTCCAGCTTCAATTGCTACAATTGGATACGGCAATACGTATTACCCTGATGGGCAAAAAGTTAAATTATCAGACCCAGCTATTACAAAAGAAAAAGCTGAAGAACTTCTAAAATTTTTATTAGTATCCTATGAAAAAGCGGTTGATTCTTTTTGCCGTGACGACATATCTCAAAGCAACTTCGATGCACTCGTTTCTTTTGCTTATAATCTAGGCACCGGAGCACTACAAAAATCTACCTTAATCAAGAAAGTAAACGCTAACCCTAAAGATGTTACAATAGCGGACGAGTTCCTTAAATGGAATAAAGCTAATGGACGTGTATTAGCGGGACTTACTAGACGTAGACAAGCGGAAGCAAACCTTTACTTCTCATAATATGCGAAAATTACTTATTCTTTTGGCTTGTGTTAGCTTATTATCTTGTAAGCATACAAAGACATTAACCGAGTATAAAGAACTCGTTAGAATCGATACTATACAAAGCGTGAAAATAGTAGAAAAGTATAAGGCTATTCACGATACTCTAACCATCGTAAACCCTTGCGACTCTAGTGGGCTTCTAAGCAACTTTTATAGTAAATTGGTACTACCACAAGGCAAAGTTATTATTCGTTCGGTAGGTGGCAATATTCAAGCTCAAATCGATATAGACTCCATGAGAAACGAGATAGAGAATAACTATCGTAACTCTCAGGTTAAATGGATTGAGTACAGAGACAAAGAAGTTATTAAGTACCGAGTACCTACTTGGATAGTTGCTTTATTATTTATAGAGTTTCTAGCTTTAGTTGCTTGGATATACCTTAAATTTGGACTAAATGCAATCAGATAGCGAATTAGCTAAGAGAATCAAAGACCATTTCTACTCTACTAATATGACTAGAGCGGACTTTGAGCGTGAGAATTGGGAAAATTACGGATATAAAGACGTAATAAATTTACACAAGGCACTTACTAGAATGGGTATTTCAGTTAAAAAAAGGTCTGAATACTGGAAACAAACTAGACCAAGTGCTAAAATAGAATCTTTTAACCTAGACGAGGTAGATAACTTTGGAATCGAAGAGAGCTTAGGCAAGGAATATACGAGCTTACGTATTACCGAAGACTTTAAAAAGGTAGGTGTGTTATCAGATATACACGTTCCTTACCACTCATTAGAAGCTTTAACCTGTGCAATAAAGCATTTAAGAGAGCAAAAAATCGATGCCCTTGTGATGCTAGGGGACGTTTTTGATTTTTATGCAATAAGCAGACATGAGAAGGAGAAAGATTTACGTGACTTTGCTAGGGAGATTGAGATGGGTAGAAACTTCCTACAAAAGATAAGAGACATATTCCCCTTAATACCTATCTATTATAAGATGGGTAACCATGAGAATCGCTGGCAAAGATACCTTAACGAACAAGCCGAAGAGTTCGCACAATTACATGAGATGCAATTCGAGCAATTCTTTAGGCTAGATAAGTTAAATATGATTTACGTTCCTGACTGGCAAGGGATAGAGTTAGCAGACTTGTTACTTGTCCACGGACATGAGCTTATGGCGGGCGGAATGAACCCATCACAAAGCACGTTTAATAAGACTTTTTGTAATACTATACTAGGGCACGTTCATAGAACTACCAATACTATAAAGAAGAATGGGTTTAAACAATACATTCATACTTATTCTATGGGTTGTTTAACGCAATTATCCCCTAAATATTACCCATTTGCTCAACACAATCACGGTTTTGCGGTAGTAGATATAATAGAAGGCAAAACAAAAGTGTCTAACATTATGATAAAAGACGGAAAAATAGTTTAGATTTGTAAGATTTGTTTTCATAATAGAGATAGGTTTAGAATTGTGTATTGAATGCCCTTGGATATTATCTAGGGGCATTTTTGTTTAATATACTTTATAACATTAACCGCATTTTGCATTATTAGTCAATTTGATTAAATATATTTTACAAAATATGTTAAAAAAAATTTAAAAAAGATTTTTTTATTTAAAATATAGTCGTATCTTTGAAGTGTCAATAAGGCAAAACAATTCTAAACAACAAAAAAATGAGAGAGCATCTAAAACAAATCGACAAGAACGACATCGCCGGAGCTATTCTAATCTCCACGTTCGCTTACGTTACTTACTACGTTATCTACTTTATTCAGCATATCTAATGAGCATCTTAAAAGCACAATTCCAAGACTCATCTGGAGTATATACTATGACATGGTCATACAATCCGGAGCTTTGGCAAGCACGAGATATTATATCACACGAATGCTACAAATCAAATTCTAAACTTGTAAACATTATCTCAAATGAAAAACTTAATTAAAGCATTATCGGAGTTTCAAAATGAATGCCCGATTATCCACAAGGATACCAAAAGTCATAATTATACCTATGCCGATTTACCTCAAATCTTTAGCGTAATTAATCCGCTACTTAAAAAACATAAACTTTGCTTTACTCAACTATTGCAAGACAACGGTATTAGAACTATTCTATTTCACGTAGAATCAGGCGAGCAACTAGAAAGTTTCACTACTATTCCAACCGTTAAACTTGGGGCTATGAATGAATTTCAGAGCTACGGCTCGGCGGTAACCTACTATCGGAGATACTGCCTTAGCTCGATGCTTGCTTTAGTGACCGACAAAGATACAGATGCAGCTACACCAGTTGCACAATCTCCAAAGTTCCGTTTAGATATGCTTAACAACGTACACACGGAAGACGAGTTAGGTATGTTATACAACTCATTCAAAAGCTCACTAACTCCAAGCGATTTAGAAGCATTCAAAACACGTAAACAACAAATAAATAAATAACAATGGGAAAATTAATTAATGCTCAGATTAACAAGTCTAAATTACAAGGCTTAGTTCACTACACGAACAAACGTACAAACGAAGAATCGGTAAACATTACCATCTCGTTAAACGACACACCAGACCAATACGGAAACAATGCTTCTATTTGGGTATCGCAAACCAAAGAAGAACGTGATGCGAAAGCTCCGAAGGTTTATTTAGGTAATGGTAAAGTTATCTATGACTCGGATATGCCTAGACAAAATGCTCCAGAGATGCCTAAAGATTTACCATTCTAGCCATGTATAAGCAAGAGACTAACTTTGTATTTAGAAACGCTAACGATTGGAAAGTAAGCTATCTAAAAGACTTTCAAAACGAATCCGAGTTTAACTCTTGGATGAATGAAAGACTAGCTGAAGGCTTAGTTTACATAGGCGAAGAGGCTAAGAAAATAGAGAATTATCCTCAAGTATTACGCTTAGATTTAAAGAGCCCAGGTAACTCATACTTTACCTTAATCGAAAGATTTAAATCTAAAGAGGATTATATAAATTATTGCAATTACAAATTGTTAGAAGGTTTCAAGGTTATAGGGTCTAGTCCTTATTTAAAAGAAAAAGAAAATGCAACGAATTAAGAAAATGAATTTATATCAGTTATGCGCTGAAAGACTAAACGCTAAGGGGGTAAAACCCTTTAGTGCTAGGGAATGGACTTTACCTATCGTACAACAAACGGTTTATGGAAAAGTAAAGTACCCAGAAGTAATGGAAGAAATTAAACTTATAATGAAAGAACATGAGCAATCAAACATTTAAAAAAGGAGACAACGTTTTTCACGCAGCTTATGGCTGGGGTAAAGTAATGAGTATTGATGAAGAAGACAAATTAGAATGCCCAGTAGAAGTAGAGTTTTATAATTGGGGTTGTGAAACATTCACAGACGATGGAAGAACTATGCCAGGTTATCCTATGGTTTTATCTTTTACCGAATACACTCTTGAAGGGTTTAGCCTAGAGCGACCAGAAGAAGCACCTAAGCTAGGGGATATTGTTTGGGGAAAAGGTTTTCATAATACCGAATGGAGTATTGGTCATTATTTAGGTAAACAACATGCTTCTTATAAAATTTCAAGTACACCTAATGCATTAAGTTATTGGCTTGCAAATAAAATAACAACAATTAACCCTTATACAAATGAAAAATAGAGAAGTAGTAGACGTCTTAAAAGCCGAGAGTGGTAGAGAGATATTCATTTTAGAAACTCGTAATTACAAGCTACACACGGGAGCTATGTACGAGGTAGAGTACAAGTTTGGATTAGGTACTCAAGTTATGGTTAGTAGGTTATTAGATTCAACCGAAGACGATAGAACGCTTATCTTTAACCATCCGGAAGTAACTAATAAAACGATTGGTATTCCTAATTGGAATATCGTAAACCTTACAAGACTATGACACCATCTCAAAAAGCAAAAGAGCTTATTAAACAATTTACAAATTGTCAAGTACGTAATACTAAGAGCAAACAAGAAGCTATTGCTGCATCTATAAAACATATTGATTTACTTGTAATAGATACATTAGGTGAAGATTTAGACTATTGGGAAGAAGTACAAGAGGCATTAATAAACACTAATTAGCATGAAAACAATAACTAAATCAGTAATTAATCTTTCAGAGATACCTGATGAGTTACATAAATACA